GTTATAATTTAACAAATATAATAATAAATAGAGGAACAGGAGTTACAGAAGAACCTAAATTAGGAGGAATATCTTGGGGAGTTTATTACGATATGCCTAATTCTCCAGATTTAGATTTAACATTAGATATAGAATTTACTGGGGCTAAATCTGTAGATACTTTAGGTGGATCAACATTGACCAACACAAGATATACTGGTTCGCCTTGGTGGTATGATGTAGATGGAAATAAAGTAGAGCCTTGGAGTATTGGAGAAACAACAGGAACATCTAAAAGAAATGGTCGCAGAGTATGGAAGCTATCATTTAGTTATATATCTGACGAGAACTTATTTGCTTCTAATTTTATGTCTAACAATTATTTAGAAAATTCTGCTGATAATAGTGGTTATAATAGTAATGATATGGTTTTAGATTCAAACAATCATCCTACAGAATTTGAATATACTTTAGAAGATGACAACTCATTTATAGCACAAGTGTTAAATAAAGTATCTAATGGGCAAAGATTCATATTTCAGCCTGACAATACAAATAATAATCCAGATCAATTTGCTATATGTATGCTTGATATGACCACATTTTCAATTAAACAAGTTGCATTTAAAACTTATGAGATTGAAATGGATATAAGAGAGGTTTGGTAAACTACCATAGAGGATTATTCTTTTTTCGTTTGGCTATTTTCTTATTATAATCAGAACTTATCTTTCTTCTACAAGGCAGACATACGTTTTTCTGCCCTAGTCCACCAGTATAAAATAAAGCATTTTCTTTCGTTATTTGTTTATCGCAATACCTACATATCTTTAATGACTTTTTAGCCTTTTTGATAGGAAATTTGGCTTTATTTGATGCTTCTGTTGATTTTAAGTAACTCATTTGTTGTTTCCTTTTAAATATTTAGCAGTATCCTTGCCTAACATATTAGCAACTTCTTCAAATCTTTTCTTTTCAGCAAGCCAATCTTCAAATCTAACAAGCATCAATACCTCTCCACGATCTTGTTTAAATACCACAGCATCAACTTCTTCTGATGGTATTAAATAAGCAGGTAGTCGTTTTCTTACTTTTGCTTGCACTTTATAATCGTCATCTATAAGACAATCAACCTCTGGATGCATACCAAGTGCCTCTCCATTACTTCCCCATGCTCTTTTACATAATACATCCCATATTTCGCATAGTTTAACTATCTCTCTCTCGAATCTATTTCCTTTTTGTTTGCTTGGATGAGCCATTTATTTCTCCTTTGTTAATCTTTCATACTCGTAAGAAGACTGAATTGCAGAATAGTCATATATTCCACATAATTCATCCCAAAATTCATCAGTCATACCATCTGGATAATTCTTACTATAATATTCCTTAAATGTTTTTCCTTCTAATATTTTTTTAATTTTAGCTAAATCTTCAAAGCATTTTACATAAAATTTATACCAATCTTTACTAAGGATTATGTCGCTATTTTTTCTTTCCATAATATTTCTTCTTTCTTAATTTCTCGCAATCTCTACAATGATAATCTAAACCATCTAAATTTTTTTTACTTTTATAAAACATATCTAAAGGTTTAATCTCTTTGCATTTATTGCACTTTTTTTCTGTTCTTGCAAGTGCTTCTTTTCTTCTTTTTTCTCTATACTTTTCTTGACCTTTCTGCATTAAGTTTATTTGCTTTTTACTTATAGTTGTTCCATACAGATGATGGTCTTTTCCTTTCACTCCATACATTGCATTATTTTTCCCACTATTGGCTATGCTTAATTTTTTTCTTGTTTCTTCTGTAACTTTACCCCTTTTTCTATTTTTCATTTTTTCTATAACATCAGGTTCTTTCCATCTTTTTTTCATTGTTTCGCTTTGTCTTTTTTTCATTTCATCAGTTTTAACGAAGTCTGAATTTAATTGTCCTAATCTCATATTTTTTTTTGCTTCTTGTGTGTGTTTATAGCCAATTAATGGCGAAACTCTTTCTTTCATAAATTTTACAAAAGATTCAGGCATGGTTTTCCCTGTTTGTATCTCAGATATTTTCTCTCTTGTTTCTTTATTCATTTTAAATTTATCTAATCTTCCTGTTGTGCAATTATAACCATACTTAGGATTCATAGCATTAAGTTCTATAATACAAGCCTCTTTGAATTCGTAAGCAGCACTTTTCGATTGGAATTCTCCTATTGCATTATATATAAAATTATAAAAACCATGTTTTTTTATCGCCATATATATTGGTCTTGATTCACCTCTATCAGCACAAGATTTATGAAAAAATTTAGTTTTTTTTAATCCTACAGTAGTAGAGCCAATATAAATTTTATCATTTTTTAGGTTTGTTGCCTGATAAACCATTGTTTTTACTTCCACATTTCTCCTTTCGTAGTTTTTCTGTATACTTTTTCATAGCCTTCTTTCTATCTTCTTCTAATTTTTTCATTAAACAATTACTACATATCATCTTTTAAATCCTGTATTCTTTCTTTTAATGTTTCAATATCATTAAATCCGTTTAATTGTATTACCATATCTGTCATAGACGACAAACACCAAACACAAAATGCAACTGGAGATATACCAAAATTGCCTATTATGTCGCCATTGTCTTGTTCTATTTCTGAATTGCATATATTACACTTGTGATTCATAAACACCTATATAGCTACCACCACAAGCCATTCTATCAAAAACAACGATAGCAGATGGAAATGGAGCAGAATTTCTATGACCACTAAATTTTAATCTACCCTTTATAAACATAATTTTATGTGCTTTTGGAAATATATAATTATGCCAATATTTTGTATCTGTTCTTGATGGAATCAAACAAACAACAACTGCACTTTTTGTTTCTGATGCTTTTTTAACCCATTTTGATATTTCTCTACCATAAGGTGGATTCATAAATACTATTTCCCTTGACCAATCTTTAGATAGTCCATCATCTTCTTTGGTATAATATTTATTACATTTTGCGTTTTCGCTTGTCGCACAAGGATCTAATGTAAATCCATACCCCTCATTCAATTCATTATATAATTCTTGTGGTGTTCCCCATTCATTTGACTCCGATTTAAAATGTATATTATCCATCTAATGCTCCCTCTTTTTTCTTTTTCTTGTAAAATTTTGTTCCATATACCTTTTTATAAATACAATCTCCACACATTTGTTTATAATGGTAGGGAATATAACCAACTACAAAACTAATACTTTGATATTCATACATTTTAGCAAACTTGGTGTCATCACAGCTTTCGCATTTAAAATGACACCGAAGGTTTACCATTCTTGCTGTTTTATAATTAGCCATTCCCTTTCATTTCTATTAAAAATGCTTTATACTTTTCATCGGTTATATCAGAAAAATCTGATTTACCTCCAAGCTCTATATATCTTTCTAGGCAATTTTTAACTAATTGTGG